TTACATAACATTTTACAACTTCAGTTGCTGCACTTGAGTTACCTGTAACAGAAGCTACAATAGTTGCTCCTTTTCTTACAGCGTGCGCCTCAGCAGTACCTGAATCAATACCAGTGATTGTACCTACAGAACCATCTGTACAGTCTACAACACCATTATACGCTAGGTGTAATCTACCTTGCTCAGACCAAATAACTTGATCAGAAGCCATAGGCATTTCAGCACCTACCATTCTTAAGAATGAAGATACAGTTCTATTTCCGTATCTTTCAACTTCTTGCTCATATAGTTCAGGTAAATACTGCTGTGACCAGTTAGCACCACCTGCACCATGGAAGTTTAAGTAATTAGACGCAAGTGTTGCTTTTACAGCACTTGGGCTAATTATGCTAGCAGCCGCTGGGCCGCTAAATGCTACATTATTGTTTGCCATTTTTAATTAATTTTTAATAATTTTTAAGTTTTAATTTTAAACCCGATGAATTATCTCCGCTAACTACTCTCGCTTTCATGCCACCAACTTCAATTTCTTGATGACTGGATCTAGGATCCATTTTGATGTTTTTTGCAGATTTAACAGATTCTTTAATAGCATCTGCTTTACCTTGCTCATAAAAGTGATTTGCGATAGCGTCGGCATTCATCGCAGTAAACAAAGACTTATGATAACCTGCAGCGTCAGCCATTTCATTTTTTTCATTCAAGAACCTCTTGACAAAATTATTGATGTCGCTTTGAGTATTTTTAACCTCGTTCACATTTTTGACATTAAATCTATATCTTTTATCTCCAACATTATATTCAAAACCTTTGAATTGGTTATTGAAAAAAGATTTAGTTTTGTTGTCGAACACTTCTCTTTGAGATCGTGTTATTTTTTCTTGCTCTGCACTTTCTTTATTATATCTATTGAAAAAGTCCATTGCTTTTTGCTGTTCAGGTGTTAACCTTGAGCCAGCTTTAATTTCTTTATAATAATTAGACTTTTGTGATTCAAGATGATTTTTTGCTTGTGCAACCTCTTCTTTAAAAGCTAATTTTTTTCTTTTTATATCTTTAGGCTCATCTATTTCTTCATCATATGAAAATTTGTCTTCTATTAAAAAGTTAATTTCATCTGCTGATAAATGAGGTTTAGATTTAGTGTAGTATTCGTGTAATAAAGACATGTCTTCAAATTGGTCATAATCTTTATTTAGTGCCACATAATCTTCTAAAGTTCCACCTGTTTCATTCATAAACTTAACTAAGTCTTGAATATTTTCAGGATATTCTATTTCTTCTTTAACTTCTGTTTTTTCAACCTGCTCAACTTGTTCCTCTTCTTGATCTGCAACCATTGCAGTCTCGTCATTATTGGTTTGTTCATCCGTTACTTCTTCTAATATTACTTCTTCTTCTTGTGTATCCCGCACATCTGCATCACTTTCTCCGGCAGGTTCTTCGTCCCGTATTTCTTCGACCACTTTTTCGCTAGTTTCGGGTTCGTCTTGTATAGGAACCTCATCTGTGCTTTGCTCTTGAACGGCATTTGTTTCTTCTTTAGGTTGTTCTTCAGTTACTGGTGGCTTTGAAAGATCCACCTTGTACACACCTGATTCTTCATCAAATCCGGCATTCTTTTGTACAATTTCTTCTTTTTCTTGTATAGATGGCTCTTCAGCATCTATAACTTTTGCTTCTACTTTTTCTGACATGATAAAATATTATATGATTATACATTATATATTACTTAGGTTCAAACGCACCTAAGCCAAAATCACCGCTTAATATATCGTTACCAGCTGATTCAAATTTTTTTGGCGGTGTATTATTCTTTCTTTGTTCTATTAATTCGCTTTGCTGGCTTGCTTGTATTTTTGTTCTTTCGTCTTTTCTATCTTCTCTTTCACTAATATTGGATTTTTCAACAGCAGTTTTAGCTTGCGTAAGTTGCATATTAAAATTAAATTCTAATGCCATTAATTCTTTTTTCATTTCTTTTTCCATTTGCAATCTTTGCATTTCCATTTGGCTTTTAGCATTTTCTAATTGAATTTTACTTTCATTTAAAGCTTGCTGTTTTTGTACTTCAGCTTGCGCTGCAACTTGTTGTGCTTGAGCATTTGCTTGTGCTTGAGCTTGAATATTTTGTTGAGCAATTTGCTGATCTCTTTGCTGTTTCTTTTTTCTTCTTAATTTTAAAAGCTGATTAGCTAATTTAACATTTTTAATTTCTCTAATATCAATAGCATCTTCTAATTCAATATTATTTTGTGCAATAGCTACTTGAATATTGTTTTCAAGCATTTGTTTTTCTTCTTCATCTGGTGACAATTCAATAAATATACCAAAATCATAAAGATGTAATTCCGTTAATTCATCTAATGTTCCAATATTATGGGCACCAATACTTTGTACAAATGCATTTCTTGTTGGCGAATATTCTAATACATCAGATATTCTTAATGATATTTTTTCTGCGGTTTCAGCAGTTAAAAATAATCCAGATTGTAATATATGTCTTGTTGCTGTATTACTATTTGCAGCTGCAAGTTTTTGTACACCAACTAATGCATTTTTATCAGGCGTGCTTCCGTCTCTTGCTTCATTTAATCCAGTATCGTCTCTAATCATTTGCATATAATAGTTATATGTACTAATTAACTATACTAACTTATTTGTCCCAGCATTATTACTTATTTCTTGAATAGGTACTTTGCCTGGATTCATATCCCCTTCTGACGTAAATGATCTACCAATAACAGAACCTGTTTGGAAAAACATATTTAATGCTTCTTGTGGATTATAGTTTGTTCCATTACCTAAATCAATTTCAGCTAAACCATCTGCGTCTAAATATACACCATCTGGTACCATTCTTGAAAGTACTTGTTGTATTTTTAAATGCGTTAATTGAATCATATCAGCAAATCCTGTAATTCTACTAACTAAAGATTCAACTCTACCATTATATACTCTTGGTGATACTAATGAATAATTTAACTTAACTTTATTAACATCACTTTTTTCTCTTAACATATTATCAGCAAGTTTCCATTCTAATAATATATTCGAACCTGGCACAAATACACCTTCGTATAATACCTCAATATTTTTAGCAATACGTTCAAATCTTAATTCACCATCAATAGGTGTTGCCATAAATGCATCAGATTTTTTAATAATTTTTTCTGCACCTGTTGCCGTTTCCTTTACTTTGTAAACCTCGTTCATGTATGTTTTATAATTAAAATACATAATTTGAACTGAGTTATTATCTTTATTGTTTACTTGCGTATTGTATTTATTATAAGTATTATAATCTTGACTTCCTTGTTGTGTAATCTTTTTTAAATCCTCATCCGTAAGATTTGGAAATTGCATTTTAAGATCGTTAACATTTATATTTTTTATTTCACCTATATAATATATATCATCATAATATGGCGATTCAGAATACGAATGTACTATATTTGCAGGATCTACGTATTCAATTTTAATACCTTCAGACTGCGTAAATGTGTTTTTAACACAACCAATACCTAATACTGTAAGATCATAAAATAATCTTTTCTTAGTTAATTCATATTTGTTTTGTTCAAATACAGTAGATATTGCTTGCTCTTCTGCTATTTCAATTGCTTGCTTATAATTAAGCTGCATATGCAATTGTAATTCTTCTTCATTATCTGGCAATTTTTCTTGAGGCATACTTCCAAAATCAAAACCAAACTCATCTTTTATTTGTTGTGTAAATTCTTTTGTACGCATATCCGCAAGTATATCTTCCATATACTGTGTTCTTTTACTTACGCCAAAAGGATCTTGTGAAAACGCTTTTATATCGTATGTTCTTTCTGCAATACCATTTACAACTATATCTACAAACTTAGGTATAATAGGAACTGGCTTCCAATCTAAATTTAAATATGATAAATCACCGTTAATTGATAATTCATCTTTATATTTTTGAATAGATTGCTCTCCTCTTGCATATAATCTTAATTTATGATATTGGTTTTGATTTACAAAGAATCTATTAACCCCTCTATCTTTCTTAAACCATTCATTTTCTATAGCTCTAGCCACTTTCAAACCATAATCTTGTGATAGTTTTTCGTCGTCGCTAGCTGTTTGGCTTGGGAAGTAACTTTTTAAAACGGACTCAGCCATAGTTTTTTATTATTTTTGATAAAGTTCCTTTATTTTCGTATCGTGCAAAGCTAATATTAACTTTTGATTTTTCTCTTTCGCCATGTGGCCTATATAAATGTCTATTGCATGCCATAATTGCTAAACCTGAACTTATAGCAGCATCAAATTTTGTTCTTTTGTTTATATCAAACTTAGCCCAATCATTTAATGTGGTATTAAAATATATATCACCATAAGTCCCGTCAGATTTAATTCCAACATAAGAATTTATATATGTTTCTATTGCGGCAGCATGTGCTTGTCTTATATCCTCACTTGAGTTTGGTATGCCACCTATTTCTTTTTCAGCGGTTGATAACTTGTTCCAAGTTCTATCTGGTCGGTTCATTGAGTAACCTCTGTAACCTCTTCGCTTTAAATAATATAATAATCTAGGTTTGTTATTTTCCGCTAGTATTGGCATGCCGTAAAATACTAATGCCATTAACACATCCTCAAAAAACATTTCGGCGGTTTGTGGTCTAGCTATATACTCCAGAAAAAACCGATTCGGTGGTGCATCTTCCATGCTGAACTTAGTAAGTCCATGCAAAGATCCTTTAGAACCTTTACCGTCGGTAGTGCCGGATATATCGTAGCTATCGCAGCCAAATGCACCCATATGTTCATTTCCAGGGTATTTAAATCCATTCTTACTTATAATATTATTTTGTAAATTTAAACTTGGTACCCAACTTACTTTAAATCTTCCATTAGGATTTGGTGTAAATTGTACTGTTGTATCTTTAACACCGTTCTGCCACGAAAAAGATCCAGTAGTGATATTAACTTCCGCTGTAGCGTCGTCATTAAAATCAATCTGTTCGTAAATCTTAGCAAGATTAAATATGCTATTTTTAGTTTCATCTCTGAAAGCATGTTCTTCAGTCCTTGGAAATTGTCTATAAAATTCATTTAAACCGTCTTGATCTCCTTTTAAACCTTCAACTTCGTTTTCCCAGTGGTTGATAACTCCGACATCAATGTATTCCCCATAGTTGTCTTCAATTGGCTCTTCGGGAGTA